CAGATAGGCCATGAAATAGGGGAAAGTAAACCTATTTTGTTAGCCTTTATATCTGTAGTCGATAAAACAAGCTGCTATTCGAACCCAAGACATAAAAAAAGGACCTGCCAGAGTGATGAAACTCCAGCAGGTTCATGGTATATATTCTTATTTTCGCAGCTGCTTCAATGCTTCCTGCAGCCGATCCGGGATAGGAAGTCCCATCCGTGCGGCATTTTCCACAATGGAAAGTCCTTCATTGGATAGGTAGAACAAGATTGCGGCGGTTCGTAACGCGCTGCCGGAGCCAAGCATCGTCTCATCCAGCGTATGGGCCACACCGACGAGCACAAAAAGAAGCACCTTCCGGCAGATGCCCATAAAGCCGATCTCACTGGATAGCTGCCGTTCCCGGCAGGCACATAATACACCGGTAACATAATCCAGACAGACGAATGTCAGCAGGGCATAGAGCAGATTGTCAAAGCCGCCGATGAACCATCCCAGCCAGGCACCGATCACCGCACACCCGATTCGTATTTCATTCCATGTCATTCGCATCACCCCGCCAGGGTAGCCTTGATTTCCAGATACTGGTCCCCATATCTCACATTATCGATAAACTGGATGTTGCATTTCTGGCCGCGGAACTTAATGAACCATGTTTCCGTAATATCCGAGCGGTACCGGATAACAAACGACACATCCTTTTCCAGGTGCACGGCTGCGGCGAAGAAATACTCTCCGCCGTGGATATTAGTCACCTTGGCCCAGGTACTGCCCTTGCTGACCAGCGTGGTGTCATACCCACCCTGCCCATCAGAGACATTCTCCTCCACCATAAACTCAATCCGCTGCTTCATTTCCCCGATATCCATCAGAACACCTCATCCCGATAGGAAAACAGCATGGCCCTCATGAGCTTGATCATGGCATCGAAGTCCGCCGTATCCCGGTTCTCATACAGATAGGCCACGCCATACAGGATAGCCGTCTTGATGTCCTCCGGCAGCGTCGTGTAGTCGCTTAACGGATGGCGCAGTACATTTTCCACCGTCGTTGTGGAGGATTGAATCAGACTGTCGATCAAAGCATCCTCCACATCATTATCAATACGCAGGTATAATTTAGCTTCATCCCGTGTTACTGCCATGCTGCCACCCTCCTTCTGTTATTTGCTGGCCTGCTTGAGTGTCTTGATGGCTTCCGGCAAAACGATCTTGGCATCGACGCGCTGGGAGCCGAGAAAGCCGACCTGACCGGTAACTGCGTATAATTCATTCAGGCGCTTAAAGGTGCGGCCCTGCCGGTCGGCAATCCAGTAGTAGGAGAAGTCCCCGAACAGCACCGTCTTGGCATCAGCTGCCATCTGCGGCATATACCGGCTGGTGACGACAGGGCAGTTCAGAATCTTATCCGGTACATCGGCACTGACGGAAGGCTGCCAGATGTACTGGCCCTGCGTATCCTTCAGCTTCCGAATGGCTTTGACAGTGCTTTCATGCAGCAGCAATGTAGCCGACTTGCGGTACGGTTCGCGGAGCGAATAGTACAACTCAATCAAATCGTCAAAGGTAATCGCCGTAGCAGAAGCGGTAGTCGAGCCATCTGAAGCACCGGCGGCATCGACGAGGATGCCGGACGGACGATCTGTTCCAGTGCCGATGAGGAAGGCTTCTTCTTCGGCATTGCCAAGTCTTCTGGCGAACTCCTGCACCATATATCCTTCCAGGTCAAAGGCGGAATCATTCAACAGTTCTTCGGATACCTTGACGAGCGTACCCAGTTTATGCGCCCCGATGGACACCTGACCGAAGGTGGTGTTGCTTTCCGTGTAGGCGGCTTCTTCATCCGTCCATGCGGCGGTTCCCTCGCTGGCAACGACCGGAATCTTATGGTCGCCGCTGGCGGTCTGGATCACATGGGACAGGGAGCGCAGCACATTTTCCTCAGCCAGCATCTGGATCAGCGTCCGTTCGAACTCGTCCGGTACCAGGTAGCCGCCCTGGGGATCGGCTCCTTCCTTTAAGGTGTTACGGATTTCCGGACGGGACTTGCCGCGCATGCTGTCCCAAAAGGCGGGTGCATAGGCATCGCTGAACCTGCCGCCATGCTTAGTTGTATCCTGTTTTGCAGGCTTGTTCACAATAGCGGTTGAAGTCGGCCTGCTTAATTCAAGATCAATGGCAGCCTGCGTCTTCAGTCGGTCGATTTCCTTGCCAAGTGCCATGACATCGGCTTCCATCTTGTCATACATAGCGGCATCCTCGGTGGAAAGCGTATCACCGGCTGTCTGCTTTTCATCCAGAAAGGCCTTAGCCTGTTCCCAGATATTGGCGCGTTTTTCCTGCAGTTCTAATAATTTACTCATATTGGTACCTCCATTTAATGTGTTAAGAGCGACAGTCGCCGCTGCAGCGACGCTACGGATATATGTGACTCTGTTTTTATCCTTGATTTCTTGGCGATGGCTTTGTTCAACAACGCATTGGTGACCTGCCGCCGGGAAAAAGAATAACTTCCCATACTGGCAGCATCATGCATTTGTTTGCTATCACTATCAGTTAAAATACTGTCGGCAAAACCAAGCTCAATTGCTTTTCCCGCATTCACCCAGGTCTCGGCATCCATCAGATGGGATAATTGGGTACGGGAAAGTCCTGTCTTTAATTCATACGCATTGATAATGGATTCCTTGACCTCGGACAGCATGGAGATGGCCCGTTCCATTTCATCGGTGTCGCCCATGGCGATCGTGAACGGATTGTGGATCATCATCAGTGCGGTCGGTGCCATATTGACGCTCGTACCTGCCATGGCAATCACGGAGGCAGCCGAAGCCGCAATCCCGTCGATATTGACATGGACCTGCCCGGCATAATCCATCAGCATGGCATAGATCTGGCTGGCTGCTACGCAGTCGCCGCCGGGCGAATTCAGCCACAAGGTGACATTGCCCTGTCCGGATGCCAGCTCGTTTTTAAACAGCTTCGGCGTTATGTCGTCATCGAACCAGCTTTCCTCGGCAATGGTACCGTCAATGGTAAGGATGCGTCCGGTATCGTCATCGGTATTCCAGTTCCAGAATTTCTTCATGGGTTTTTCCCCTCGCTTTCGGTATAAAATTTTCCTGCCTTGTCCAGCGGCAGCATATTACCGTTGACCAGATACGTATCGCCGCCCTGTTCGGCAGGAATGTGATTCATATCCTCAAGCTCCCGGATGTCGTTGGCGGAGAGCCAGCCGTTTTGCCTGCCGATCGCATACCCGTTCATGCGGCTCTGGTAGTCGCCGCGCAGCAGACCGTCCACATTAAACTTCGTAAAGACCTGCGAGCGTTCCGACGGCAGCACCAACTGCTGGTTCATGGCCTGTTCCCAGCGGACGCACCAGGGATTCAAGGTATATTTGACAAATTCCAGCGACTGCTGCTCGATATTGGAGAAGGTGGACTTTTCCAGATCCCCGACCATATGCGGCGGCACCCGGAAGATACGGGCGATTTCGTCGATCTGGAACTTCCGCGTTTCGAGGAACTGCGCCTGATCCGGCGGGATGGATAACTGCTGGAAGGTCATGCCTTCCTCCAGCACGGCTACATTGTGCCGGTTCGTGCCGGAAAATTGGGCATGCCAGCTTTCCCGCAGCTTGACCGGATCCTTCACGATGCCCGGATGTTCTAGGATACCGCCCGGTGTAGCACCATTGGCGAAGAATAATGCGCCGTACTGCTCGGCTGCCAGCGACATGCCGATGGCGTTCTTGGCCATGGCAATCGGACTGTAGCCGATGAGTCCGTCAAACCCAAGCCCCGGAACATGCAGCACCTCATCCTGCGACAAGACAATCTGCTGGCAGCGGTTATCCGCACCGAACTCGTCCGAGTCCTTGGAGTAGGTGTAAATAAGCTGACCGTTCGCGGCCCGGTTGACATCCATCTTGCTGGGAAGCAGCGGGTACAGTGCAATCGGCTGCCCGGTGCCGTTCCGGATGATCTGCGCATAGGCATTGCCCCATAGCAGCAAGTGGCTCATGAGCGTTTCCCGGAAGATAAAGCTCGTCATCTCCGGATTGGGGGCATCATGAAGCAACCTATACAGCGGATGATTGATGGTCTTTTCCTTGCCGCCATCCGGTGTATAACGGTATAGATTAAGCGGCAGTCCGGCGATAGCCTCTGACAACACCCGGACGCAGGCATAAACTGCTGTTGTCTGCATAGCTGTCCGTTCCGTCACCACATTTCCGGAGGAGGTCGGGCCGAACAGGAACGTAAAGGCCGTAGACAAGTAGTTCTTCGGCTTGTCGCGTGACTTTTTTCCCCATATACGTTGGAATATACTCATAAAATCAATAACCCCCTTTGGTCATATACGCTTTCACTGTTGTCATTGCCGCAGCGGATGGCACGATCGAGTGCCATAACCGTAGCTACGACACCGTCGATCTTTTCGGTGGATTTCTCCTTGTCCGGCTTGATATTGCCAGCCGGATCGGATTTGATGAAGATATTATCCATCATCCAGCGCAGTACTGGATGGCCGCCGTGGGCGATCTTTTTTTCCAGCGTCAGCTTCATCAGTTCCTTGGTGGGAGGACTCATATCTTTGAACCCCTGTCCGAACGGGACGACAGTAAATCCCATTCCCTCGAGATTTTGTACCATCTGCACCGCGCCCCAGCGGTCGAAAGCGATCTCGCGGATGTTGTACTGTTCGCCCATGGTTTCGATGAACTTTTCGATGTAGCCGTAATGGACGACGTTTCCTTCCGTCGTGTGCAGGAATCCCTGTTTTTGCCATACATCATAAGGAACATGATCCCGCCGGACGCGCAATGATACGTTTTCCTCCGGTATCCAGAAGTAGGGAAGCACGACATAGTTGTCTGCTTCATCCTGCGGCGGAAACACCAGCACAAAAGCTGTAATATCCGTTGTGGAGGATAAGTCCAGTCCGCCGTAGCAGACGCGTCCTTTTAATTCGTCCGGCTGTACGGGGAAGGCACAGGCATCCCACTTGTCCATCGGCATCCAGCGGATTGCCTGCTTGACCCATTGGTTCAGGCGCAATTGTCTAAATGCATTCTCCTCGGCGGGGTTCTGTCTGGCGGATTCACAGGCCGCCTTAACTTTGTCTATACCGACCGTAATGCCGAG